CTCGCCGTGGACTACGCCCGTGCCTTCCTGAAGGATGTCAACTGGTACGAGATCGCCACGCATATGCTCGACGATATTAAGGCGGAGGATAAGGCATGAGCGAACAAGAACGACTCGACCGCATCGGTCGCCTTGAGAATGGCGTATGAGTTAGTCGAAGAAGGCAGCGAGGCGCATGGCTACATTGCTGAGGCGTTGGCCTGCGCTGACGGTGATATGGCTAGTTTCGATGAGGAGGACGAGGCATGACCGACAAAGAGTTGGCAGTTGCCATAGCCAATCGCATCGTGGACAACCTGTGCGAGGCCGAGACAGCGTTCTCTCACGGGACTGCGTGGACGCTCGAAGAGTGGGTGGTTGACACCTTGCTGAAGGGACATAAGGCCACGCCCCTGTACGAGATGACCCGCGAGGAGTTGTTGGTGTTGTGGGGTGAAGTAACGGAGGATAAGGCATGAGCCGCTATATAGTTTCGGTCTGCCGTGTGGAACATCGCGTATATCAAATTGAAGTCGAAGCCGACACGCCGGAGAAGGCACACGATATCGCCGTTGATACATGGGCAGAAGGTGACGAAACCTTTAAAGATATCGGATGCGTCTACGCCGAAGACTTCATCAATGATGTGGAAGAAAAACGGGAGGCCGCATGAGCGCGCAGCGATGGGAAGTGCTGACTTTCGTTAGCCATTACTGGGAAAATGTGTGGAGCCTAGACGGTGACCCCGAAACTTTCGATAGCTACGGCGACGCCGACGCTGCATTGGCGGAGCACCTGCGGGAGTGTCAATGGGCGGTAGCCGCCGGGCACCTTGACTACATGCCAACCCGCGACGCGTTCCGCATCGCGCCTTGTGTCGCGGCGGTAACAGTATGACCCGCTGGCTATCGTGGGCGTACCGGCTAGCGCGTCAGCTTAGGAAAGCCCGCGCCGATGACTGGCGCCGCGTACCGCCGCCAAATTGGGCGTGCCGGCGCGGTGGCCGTGAGTATCTCTAACAATGTGAGGGTAACAGTATGCACAAGCCACCCATTAACATCCTCTCGCCGGATGAGCTGCGCGCCCTGCTGGGCGAGTACCGCGCGGGGCATAGTACGCCCGAGCCGCCCGCAGTAGGCGACGCTATCGACCCCGACCATTACAAGGTCGGCGGGATCGAGGCCATCGACTACATGAGAGCCAAGAGTACGCCCCAAGAGTTTGAAGGGTACTTGCGCCTGTCGGCGCTCAAGTACCTCTCACGCGTAGGCCATAAGCACGGCGACCATGACGCCGCGCGCGCGGAGGAATACAGAAAGGCACGGTGGTACATCGACCGGCTGATACAGGAGTGCGACCCATGAGCCTACACACTGCCGCCGAGCACGCGCTAGAGGCGCTCGATAACCTGATACTGGCGTGCGAGCCGCCGACCGACCCTAGCGCGCTAGAGTCGGCGGTAGTGGAGGCGGTGCGGGCTGCGTCCGTACTAGCCGCCGCTATCCGCTACCCGGATAGGGGGACAGTATGACCGCGCATTATGAGCCTGACCCGCTGGATGCCGAGTGGGACAAAATGCCGCACACGCTTGACGACTACCGCCGGGAGATTCGGCAATTGCGGGAGCGGTGCTACAAATACGCCAAGGAGTTGGAAGGACTTCGTGCTCTCGATCTCGCCATATTCGAGCAAACCGTGCTCATCCGTACTGACTTCGACGCTTTGAGCAGTGAGATGGAACGCATGGAGAGACAGCGATGAACAACACAATCACCCTGCGCCGCGCTGTGGTCACGCACATGCGCTCAGAGTTGCACGCTCTTGTCCGCGAGGCCGACAGCGACTGTGGCGATTCGGATTGTGATGAGTGCGAACCGCTGCGACCAATCCGGGCTGCGATAGCCGTGTTCGACGCTGCGCTGAAGGAGGACAAGACATGACACGCGAGGACATCATCAGGATGGCGCGGGAGGTCGAAGATTACGCCGACACCATTTATCAAAAAGGCGAGTATCACCCCGGATGGTTGGAAGTTCGTGACCAACGCTTCGCCGCCCTTGTCGCAGCAGCCGAGCGGGAGGCGTGTGCGAAGATTGTTTATGGGCTGTGCGTCAGCGATAACAACGCGCAGGAAATTGTTAACGCAATCCGGGCAAGGGGAAACGCTGACGCGGCTGAACGATGGCCAAAGTCAATCTGACTGAATGGTGGATACGGCGGTTATGCCGCTATATCGACCTTACCCGGCGGGAGGCGCGGCGATCCCTTGGTAAGCGCCTCCCGCCGGTCACTGACAAGGCGCACACCCGCGCCCGATACAATCAACTACAGGCAAAACAGCGTGATGTACTTACTCTTGACTATTGCCGCCGCCGTGCTGATTGACTGGTTATTTCCCGACGATAGATAACGCAGGTTCGGCACCCTCCGCCATCCGCCGCAGCTCTGACCGCGCAAGGGTTGCAAACTGAGGGTGTGCATAGACATGCTTTTTAGTCGGAAACTCCCGAGAGTGCAGCCGACCACAATCGACCCACCCCGCATCCCGTAGCGCGTGCATGAGCGCGGCAGAGACGACCTTGACGCCGGAGGGTGCCACGCCTTGCAGCCGGTCGCAGATGGCGTAGAACGGCGAGGCAATGACGCCACGGGCAAAGTCGCCCTGGCGTTGACGGATCATCTCGACAAGGAACGACTCGGCGGTGCTCATCGCCGACTCGATCATGATGATTTTAGCCTCGGTCATGGGCGGCGCAGCGCCGGGGTTGAAGGCCGACACATCGCGGGCGTCGAGCCACGCGGTGACAGCCTGAAAGCCGCCCGCGTAGTACCAATTCCAGAGCGCGCGCGCCTCAGCGGGCGGCATACGGTCGGCCTCGCTCCACACGACGAACCAGCGGCGGTCATCTGACGGTAGGCTGATGGCGGCGCGTTCGTTGCTGAACGACACCACCAGTACGCGGTTCAAAGCATCGTAAGGGTGCAAGCCCTTGCGGTTGACGGTGAGCAGCTCAGGGGGCGCGGCGATCACGGGCTTGAGGCTGTTTTCGAGCGCGCGGCGGTCTTTAGCCTCGGCCTGGCGCAGCTCGTTGATAACGATAACCTCAGATTCCAGCGCGTAGCCCCACTGAGAATTCAGCTCCTCGTTACGCACCGTCGTGACATTGACGCGCTGGTCGCCGCCGATTGCCCAGAAGAAGGGTGCCCAAAGCGTGTCTTTACCGGAGCCTGGCTTGCCCGCATGGAGCACGGCATGGTTGATTTTCTGGTTGGCGTGCTGGCGCTTGTAGGCCATCACATCAAGCACATGCTCGCGTTCGGCGGGGTCGGGAATCATGCGCTCGGCGTGGGCGAGCCACGGGCTGACATCGCCCGCGCTCACCGTAGGCCGCGCGTCGCGCCAGCGGTTGCCATAGACGACACCGTTACGGCTAACGAGGATGGACTCACCGGCAGCGAATGTGACACCCGCGAGCACGCGCGCGCCCATCGCCTGACGGTTTTCGTCAAAGCAGACGGATGACTCGACGCGTCGGTTATTGTGGATGCTGTGGCAAGTCACATGCCGATACAGCGCGTTAAACGCCCCGCGCGCGATCTCGTGACGCTCGGCTAAGTCAAAATACGCGTCATCGCTGAGAACATACGCAAAGCGTTCGTACCACTTGGATTTCTCAACGCGGCCTAGCTCGCGGCGCTCAACCTGGGCGATGACCTCGGCGGCAGCGTCGGGGAACTCCTCGGTTGGGGTAATCTTCGACAAAGCGGCCTCCATCTTCTTCGCAAGCAGGTCATCACGCAGGCCGTAGCCCGTCTTGGGGCCGCCCTCGGCCTCGACCCAGCGCAGGAACTTCTCGCTATTCCAATCGCCGCAATGGCCGTGGAAGCAAGTATAGCTGCGCGTGACGGGGTGATACCGCCCTTGCGTGTCGGCGGTGGTGTGCTCGGCGTGGTTCGGACACACGACGCCGTACCAGCCCTCGGGATTGGCCTTGGCGAGCAGCAGCCCGCGCTCTTGTATCCACTCCAACACGCTGTCAAGGCCGTCATCTTCGATGGCGATGCCCTGTATATATGCCGTGTCAACCTCACCTGGCGTGACGCCGCAGGCTGTAACAATCTGCGTTACGGTAAACTCGCGGTCGGGGTGGAACTCGGTGAGCACGGCGGCGAAGTTATCGCGGCCTTCCTTTAGGTTGACGCTGCCTTCGATGCGGAAATTACGCACCGGATTCACCGCGCCGGGGTCGGTGAACCCAGCCTCGGCCATAGCCTTGATCGCGGCGCTGAACTCGCCCTTGGTCGGCTGATCGTCAAGCGCGAAGGTGTAGCCCCACTGGAAGTTACCGGGGCTGGTTTCGAGCTTCCATGTCGGCTCAATCGGCGGCACCTTGGACTTGGTGCCGATGTCATCCAGCACCATAAACGCCACGCGCTCGCAGTTAGGCGCAGACGCGGACAGCTTGTCCGTCATGCGGTCAACGATGAACGAGCCCGTGTTGGCGTACCACGCCCCCTCGGGGTTGCGCATGTACTTGCCATAGAGCCCCGGCGGCCATGTGTAGCGCGGCGTGCCGTCCTTGTGCTTCAGATGCTCGCCCTTGCGGACAATCGGCACCTGGCGCACGAATAAAATTGTTTCCCCTTCTGGAGCGATACTGTTAATATATTCAGCGAACTTCATCGTGACCCCTCTAGTTGTGTGTTTAAGCCCGGCCTAACCCGCCGGGCTTTTTTATTTACCGTACCGGCTCATGATCTTGACGCCGGTCTTGAGCGGGAACCCTTTAGCCCACTCGGGCGCGGTACACATCACGGTATCCAGCACCTCGGCGACAGCCTCACCGGCCTCGTTCGCACATTCGATAACGATTTCATCGTGTACATGCAGCACCGTTTGTAAGCCTCGGCTATCTAGCTCGCGCAGGCTGTGGCGGAGCAAATCGTTGGCCGTGGCCTGTGTGATGTTCTCGCAGGCAAGCCCCTTCCAGAGCCGCGCGCGGGGCCACTCTTTAGCGTCCTGCGCAGGCTTCCATGCTGCCTTGAGATAACTCACACCGTCCGACTCCAGACGGGCGAACGGGTAACATAACACGCGCCCTGATGGCAGCGCGTACCAAAGATGTTGACCGTCAAACATGTACACCACGCGGCCAATTGCGAATTCATAATTGACATTTCGCATGGCGCGGGTGTAAGTGTCTTCAAGTTTTTGCCAATAGCGCACGGCCCACGGGTTAGCCCGCCGCCAACGGTCCACGATGCGCTGCGCCTCGGGCTCACTCATGTGTACGCCATACGCCCGACCCATAGCGCTGAACGCGCCGACGCCGCCCGCGAAGCCGAGCGACAGGATGGCGACCTTGCCGATCTGGCGCTGGTCGTCCGTCACGGCGTCCCATGTGGTGTTGTAGATACCCGCCGCTTCACGCTTGTAGATGTCGCCGCCAGCGCGGAACACATCCAGGACCGACTCTGCAAGCGGGTCGGCGGAGAGCCAGGGCGTCGCGCGCGCCTCTATAGCTGCCCAGTCGGCCACGACGAAAACGTTACCTCGGGCGGGGACGAGAGCTGGGCGGAGCATTGATTTAAGAACGTCCGTAACGCGCTTGCCGTATCGGGGCACGATACTGTGACCTCGCACCAAGGCTTGACGGGTTGCGTCAGGTTCGGTACTGCACTTACGCGTAAAGTTATGGACTTGTGCCCCGTAACTTGAGGCACGCCCAGTGGCACTTCCACCAGCAAAAATAAAGGCTCCTCGGACACGGGCGTCCCCTCCTGCTAGCTGCTTCAAGCGGTTGAACTTAGCCACCGACGATGCCCACAAGTCATCCGCGCACTGCACTACGTCAGCCACGTCTGGCGGCAACTCATCGGGGTTGTCCATAGCGAGCAGGTTGGCTCGCACGGTCTTGTCAATACTAAACTTCTTCTCGCCGTCCTTGTAGACGGTCATCAACTTCTTGGCCTCAGGCCCGACGCGGGCGAGCACCCACTCGCGCA